ATAGTTGCTCTTGTGGTTACAGCATTAGCAAGATCTGCATCCCATTCAAAACATTCACCATTAAATATTAAAGCGATAGCGGTACTTCCTAAATTATCTAAAGCCCACATACCAGGTTCTGCAACTTTATCGGTAGATGTAGCTGCTTGACCCCATCCTGAATGACCACTGTAATTAGTAACTGTTGCACCATTACTGTGAGTTGCATTAGTTGTTCCGCGAACGTTTCTTGTAATTCCAGTAAAACTTGTAGAGGTAAGTCCTGTGTAAGAAATTTCTTCGTTATCTACTTTAATATAATTTGTTCCACTAGATGGAAATCCTGTTGTGCTGGCTACATTAATTGTAGTTCCTGATCCACCCGTACCATATGCATTAGCACTTAACGAACCATTTAAAGTAGTAGTTTGTGGGTTTGTGGTTGTACCACCAAACTGAGAAATACCCCAACCATATACTCCAACCTGATCTGGTGGCCCTACATGGTAGTATTGATAATAAGTTATGCCTCCAGAAGTAGTTGCTCCACTTCCGGTCTCAACACTTGGCATTGTAATAGTTAATGTTGTTGCAGTTGGAACACTTGTTACCATAAATTTTTTATCACAAAAATCTGAAGCTCCAAAATTAGAATTTGTAATAGCACTAAATGTAGTTGTATCACCAAATAAAATAATATCACCTGCTTCAAAATTGTGTGATGATGAAAAAGTAATAGTTACTGCCGGGTCATTATTAACAGTGCTAAAAGCATTTGTAAGGACTGTGCCAGATGGATTAACTAAAGGATGTATATCGTAATATACTCCCCCTGTGTAAGCATATAAAATTCTGTTTGTACCAATAAGAGAGTATTTAATACCTGTTTTATTAACCATGTGATGCAAACCCCTAGCTGCACCAGTTAATTTACTGTCACCTAATTGGGTCCAACCACCTATTTTTTCTGGAGTACCGTATCTAAAACGTACATTTTCTCCACCTGTCCACTGTGATTCAGCTCCGGTAGATGTAACTTGTTTGTTGAAACCTGGTAAAAAACCTAACTTTTGTAGCATAAATTCCTCATTATACCAACGTTTTACTAGAAATATATTACTTTTTCCAGTCTATTATTAAATGAATTCTATCGGTTTGTCCATTGTTCGTTACGGAGTGCACTTTTTCTGAGTTTTTTATTTCCCATATATAGCCTTCTTCCAAATTTTTAGATTCTCCACCAACTGTAAATACCACATCTTTGTTTGTAACGATTGGAATATGGTATCTATATGTGTTTTCTAAAGATTCTCCGTGATCTTGGTGAGGGGCAATAGAACATTTAACAGGTAGTTTAACTAAAATAGCTCTTACTATAAAGCCTGTAGAATGTTTTTGTAATAATGTATTTTCTATTGGCGTTAATATATTTTTAAAAGATAAGTAATGATGAGTTTCTTTAGAAATAGCTTCATCAAAATTTTCATCATATATGATTGGTATGGTTTTTGTTTGATTATGCACTTCAAAAGTATCTTGTCTAAAAGTGTATTTATCCCATTCATCTTTTAAAAAAGACTCAACGTATTTTTTAGTTTCTGAGATGTCTAATTTATCAATAAAATTAAAATTAGGTGTTTTTTCCCAAGTCTTGTCTAGGTATTTATATTTGTTATATATTTGTTCAGGTAAGATATTATCATAATCATGATTATCTTTTTCAATCTTATCTGTTTTAACTATATGTAAGGGAGCTTGAACATATTTATCCTCATATTTAACCCCATTAAGTTCTAACTGCTGTAATTTATTTATGTCTAGGGTAAAACTTTCTTTATTGCAAAAAGCACATATATTATTAATTACTTCTTGTGGTTTAGAAACTAAATCATCATACTCTATAATTAATTTTTTTATTTCTGGGTCTTGTAATACAGTTCCCACAGATTGATAATCAAATCTTATCATTTGATTAGGAGCCATAACATGGTTCATATTTTTATATATTCCACCCATTCTATAAAAAGAACCCAACACTTCTTTAAAAGGTCTTCTCAATAAAAGAAATTTTATTTCTTTTGGTTTTATATATTTTTTTATTAATTTAAGATTACCTAACGTGCCCCATGGTGCCCTATCTATTATGGTATCTTCTTTCCAATGAGAGTAGTATTTTTCTACAATCTTGTTTAACACGTTATCTATAGATTGATTGTCAGGAAAATTTTTATGAAAATTATTATTTTTAATATTATTTAGATGAAATAAAATATTAACTAAATTACTGTGGGCAGTTACCGCAATATTAGGGTGTTGCATAAACAAAGATGCAAGTAATGTATTACCTGCTCTTGGTAAACCACCTAAAAAAATTAGCTCTTTCATTTTTTAAATATTTCTACTAAACCTAACATTGGTCTCCCATCATATAAATTATTTTTTCCTTGAGTAGCTTCATTATTGTAATGAAGAAAAACTTGTCCACAATTAGATCCTTCAAATTTTTCTCGCCAATGTTCTAAAACCATTCCTTGATAGATCAGCATGTCACCTGGTTCTAAATCTACTTTTATGCCAGGGTTTTCACTTTGAGCAGTAAATCCATCTTTACCTGGAATACCAACGTTTTTATTTGGCTCTAAATAAATTGGCCAACTATCCCCACCCAGATTTAAGGTAGTAGATATTTCACAAGATGGCCTATCTTTATGTCTTTTTAAAACATCCCCCTTTTTATATATTCTTGCATAAGCATATGTTGGGATTAATTTTAGTTGAGTTTCTTTCTCCATTAATGGAAGTAGACGTTCTAATAAAGTTTCCATTGCTAGGTCCCCATAATGTGAATAAGTTTCAGGAACCTGTTCATCAGTCCATACTCCAAAGTCTGTTCTCCAAGGAGACAAATAACCAATATCAAAATAATACCTTGCTACTTTTCTTTTGTTACAAAAGTAGTTGTAAACAAAATCTGCTAATTCTTTTGAGATAGCGTTTTTAATAACTGTGTATTTTTTATCTTTAAAACTCATATTATACCTTTAACCTTATATTACCTGACGCCGTTATTCTATATCCATCACTTGTATAAAACGGAAACACTTGATGAATTTGTGAAGCTTTAAAAAATATAATTTTACCCTCAAAACTTTTATCTACTGGTAAACAATCAACACGGATTGATCCAGTATAGTCCGGATTTAAAAAAGCAAATTTAGATGTAAATTGAGTATTGGCGCTAGGCTCAATCTTTACATCTTTAAAATAAGCTTCTTCTTCTTTTAAATCATAGGGTATTTTTACAAAAACTACAAAAGAAAATAAACCAGAGTGTCGATGCGGAGGATTAAACTCATGTTTCTTCATATAGTTAACCCACATCTTATCAACATAAAAAGGTCTGTTTTCAGAAATAACCTGCATCTCAGGAGCATTAAGGTAATCTTTAATATTTTCATGGCCTAAACATTGTGTATGAATAAAATGTAAAAAGTCGCCAGAGATTTCTTTTAGAGAATATTCTTCTTGAATATGTCCTAATAAAGTATGGTTTGTTTTTTTAGCTTCATCTTTAGCATTAGCACATGCTTGTTTCATCCATTCAAAAATAGGATCTGGTAGTGTTGCACTGGCCGCTCCTCTAAAATCAATTATCGATTGTGCTAGTTCCCAGTTAGTTTTAGTTAAGTTCATATTCTTCTTTTTTTCTTCCATTAAAAGCTAAAGTAATTCTTTCTCTGTCCCCATCGTATGTTGCCACCCCATGACGTTCGTGGGCACTAAAAATTATTATTTTTCCTACTTCAGGTTCAATAGTAATATCATTTTTTTTAAAGTAAGTCCCTGGTTTTATATCAGTTAAATAAAGAACCGCACTGTGGGTTAGTATATTACTACTTTCTGGACTATCTAAACGATGATCATGTTCTCGTATATAGTGGCCCTTTTTCAAAAGACTTCCCCACGCATCATACCATACATATTCAGGGGTCATTTCTTTTATTTTTTCAAATAATTTATTATCTATATAATGTCTATAAAAAGTCATGTGTCCCTGTATATTAGTGACATTAGTAAATGATTTTTTAATATTTTTTTTAACATCTTCTTTTAAATTATTTAAATAATCCCAATCTGTAATTCTTAATTCTTTATAAAACATACAGTTTAAAAGCTAGTGTTACCCTAACATCTCCTTGTTTAATGGGCGCTAGCCCTCTGTGAAGTTTTTTTGCATCAAAAGAAATCAATCTATTTTGAACAAAATCAATCTTACCTTCGTCTTTAATTTGAAAATGTCCCGCGTTTTCTAACGATTTAGTTACCATATAAAGAACGGTCATATCGGTTTCATCCTTATGAAACTGACCATCCATTCCCCAATGCTGGATATTTATATACATTCTTTCACACTCAAGATTTTTGTTTAAAGTTTTTTTAACTTTATAAAAAAGATATTTATTTAAAGCATCCTGCGGATTTAATGTAGAATTGTAAAAACAAGTAGGGTCTTCTTCCTTAGATTTATGACCATAGTAATGAGGAAACTCATAGGTAAAATATCTTTCTAAGTATTCTACTAAATCTTTATTTAACCAGTTATCTATTATTTTAGTTTCAATCATTAGTATAATAATTAAAGTTTATCACGACTCTTATCTTTTGGTCTGTGCAACTAACACTTTGATGCTGTAAATTTGAATCAAAGATTACCATTCTATTTGCCACAGCTTGTATAATTTCTCCATTTTTAAATTCAGTATATCCATTATTAGTGTTACAATAAAAAAGCGCTGTAATGTTATTATCCGAATCATTATGAAAGCCATGTTTTTCATGTTCTTTGGTTCTTACACAACAGTTTGCTTTTATTCTTACTAAAGCTTTTATATTTAATTTATCGATAAAAACTTTCATTAAATGATAAAAGTCGGAATTGACTTTGTTAGATCCAAAAAACAGATGGGTAAATTGAAAGTATGGATCATTAGGGTTGTGAGGGTTGTGGTCTATGCTAGCGCTTGTTTCATTATTATCTTGGGCGCTTATTCCATTATTATAATACCATGGAAAATTTGCTTTTAAAAAAATCTTTTGAATTTTTAAAAAGTCTTCTTTTTCTAAAAAATTATCTTCAATACGTATCATTGAAATGCCTTTCCACAACACCACATAACTAAACTGTACCTAGTTCCTGAAGTAACTGGTTTAACTCTATGCCACACAAAACCAGGGAAAACTACAATCGAACCCTGTGGCTGCATTTCTTCAGCCAATACTTGTGTTGATTTTTCATCGGGTGGGTTATCATTAAAATTAAATTCAACTTCTCCTCCTTCATAATCGTTGGGATTGCTTAGCTGAACTATCATAGATAGTTTTCTATACTTGCCTGCTAGATTACCTTTGTCTGGACCATAAGGAGTTGCAGCAGCATCTTTGTGCCAATGATAAAACTGATTTAATCTATATTTTGTAAATTGAACTTCTTCCGCCCAATCCCACTGATAATTCCATTCTGCGTTACGATTTGCGATATTAATATATCTAAATAATTCATCATATAACCATGACTCACTTATCCATGAAACATTTGAATCTCTTATTTTTTTTAAATCTTTTAATTTTTCGTCATTCTCAACATCTTTATCTTTCATGCCCAAAGTTAAAGCTTGTTTTTCTCTTAAGGAATTTCCGTACTTAATTACTTGGTTACAAAAAAATTTAGGTAAGATATTATCAAAATACCAATAATAATTTTTTAAATTCATGTATCCTTTATAGGATAATTTATATATGTTTTAAATATAAAGTAAAGGTAAATAGAAAAATTGATCTAGATCAATTATAAATAAAGTAAAGATGTTCTTACGGCCACTGGCTATCTTTTTCTTTTACAAAAGCAGTTTTTAAATCCCAAACACCTGAAGCAGTTGGTGGTACTAATTTTAACCACGCTCTTCCTGATCCGCCTGCACCTGCTTGTGAACTTTGAGGATTACCATTATAACCGGATCCTCCTCCGCCACCACCAGTATTAGCCTGTCCGGATGGTGCTGCTGTTGGTGCTCCTGGGTTAGCTGTTGGTCCAGGTGATCCGCCTCCGCCGCCTCCTGGTCCTCCGGCTCCAGCTGAAGCTGTTCCAGCTCCGCCTCCGCCGCCACCGCCAGCATAAGTAGCTGCTCCGGGTCCAAAGTATGGTGTCCAGTCGACACCGGCTCCGCCAGCTCCTCC